CTTCATCGACGACGATAGCATCGTCTTGGACGAGGAGTTTTGTTGTATCGAGATCATAGAGTAAGAAGTGGTTAAGGGCGATTTGGAGGTTCCGATGGAATCGGGTAAAATCGCGGCCACTATTTTTTGTATAATCAGCAACACTTTGAACAAAATCATCGTCCTCAGCTTGGACAGGGGATTTGGGCTTAAAAAGCGTGCGGGCAACAACGTTGCCTTGAACAGTGGAATTAGACGAAACACTAGGGGTAGTGTTGGTGAATTTGGGGTGGAAGCGTATATTTTTAGCTAACTCTTTGCGTTCGAGTGAGCTATCAAATTCCGCGACGAAGGATTGAGCGTTGTCAGGGGTGACATCGGCAAGATCTTTGATAAGAACTTTAATGCGTTCTTTCGCGTCGCGGATAACTTTGAGTGTGAGGCCAATATACTGGGCGACAGAGAGATATTTGTGATCATACAGAATTTGCGGTTCGGCATTTTCAGATCGGTCATAATGAACATGGCCGATGTTAAGTGTGATACAGTCATCGAGATTAGAAAGGGAATAGGTCTTACGAGTTCCATCAGGGTTGAACCAACCTTTGCGGGCAGGGTCATAGCCAGCATTAGGTTTAGGGACTAGTTCAACGATGGTGAGGCGACGGTAGAGGGCCTCTTCGAAGTTAATTCCGATTATAGTAGAGGGAGGAACAGGCCAATTTGCAGCAAGCAGGAGGAGGTGGGCTTTGTAGAAAATTTGGCCTTTCTTGGCGAACGCCATTTTAGCGGGGGTTGGCGAATTACCCGTAACGCGCAGAATGAAGTCAGAGGTCAGCATATTAATTTTGGGATCTTTAGTTTGATAGACTTCATCGGCGAAAATGGTAAGGTCACGACTTTCGTCGTAAGCTTCATCGAAATCGTCAGCGAAATTCTTTGTGTACATGCAGGAGTCGGTCGTTTCTTTTTGGAAATGATCGGCAGCTACGTATTTAGAAATAACGTTGGCGAGAGCGGTTTTACCGATTCCGGAGGGACCGGATAGGTAGTGGACAGGGGTGTCAGCTTTGAGAATATTAGACTTAAGGACAGCTTTAGCACGAGCGGCGAGCGCACGAAATTGTTGATACAACGACATAAATGTCGTATAGGGTTTGTGATCAACAACTTTGGCAGCTTCAAGCACGCGAGCGTGAATAGGTGTGAAAGCATTGAAACAGAGGAGAATACTCTCTGCATTTTCAAAGGTGACGTCTTCATAGAGGTAACGTTCCATAATGGCAACGGTGACTTGGAGCTCACGAACGAGCTTAGGGTCAGCGTCACTAAATAGGTAATGGTCAGTTACAGTGTAAACAACGAGGTCGACAGCTTCACGAAACAGATTTGAAATGTTTTTAAGAAAGGTGGTGAATGTGTTGACGGCGGAGAACATCTTAGTAATGCGTTGAGCACGCATCTGAGAGATATCGACTTTTTCAAGGCCGAAAATCATGTGAGAGAAGACGCGGAAAATGGACACAGCGATGTGCTCATCTCCAAGAGAGCCTCCCTGAACGACGTTGGTCAGATCAGGGTTTACTCCGACTGGGGAAGTCACGGGCGAACCTTCAATTAGTTGAATCAGGTAAGAGCGGAGTGTGGAGTAAAGATCTTTGAGGTAATCAGTGGGGACAAGGGACATCCATGAGAGGACTTTTGCAGAGACAAATGTAGCACATTCTGAGGCGCGCAATTTAATGGCGCCATACAAGAATGAGACAAAGTCAAGAATGCTAGAGACGACTCGTTGGACTGTGGGGAGTGCTTCGTAGGCTTTCGAGACGTTAGCGAACGTCTGAGAGGCATTGGAGATACCATTAAGGAGATTAGTCATTGTTTGGACAAAGTCAAGACGACCTTGGACGGTCGATGGGAGGGATTGACGTTTGTGGTCAAGAATGACAATATAACGATTATATTGGGCCTGAGTAAGGCCAATGGTATCTGGAGAGCGAGAATAGGCGGAGCACTCACGAACTTCGGCAAGGATGCCGTCGAGTTCGAGGTCGTCGTAGGGAGAATAAACCCAGTCGTCATCAGGTAAGTCGCGTTGCGGTTGCGGACGAACGTGAGGACGGGTTTCGGTAAGTTTGAAATCGGTACGATGTTTATGAATATAATTTCTAAGGGTGGCGGGGGGCACCACACCATTAGCGCGCTTATTGAGAATGGTAGATAGTAATTTAGCGCGTTTGGCACGATATTCAAGCGTGCGGCGGAT